GTTGTTCGGAAGTCGTGCACGCCCTCAAGCAGCTGTTGCTTGAACGATGTGGGGATGTAGTTTCCTGTGAACGCCATATCTACTGCTCCTTACGCCCGACCGTCGCGATAATCATCGCGTTTGTTGCGCGCGTCGATGCCCATGAGCTGCCCCATTGCCGTCTTATAGCGCTCCATGTACGTTTTCATCATGTCATCGTCGCCTTTGAGATAGGTGTAGGCTTCAATGAGTGTGCCATACAACAGGGTTGTTGGGGCATTGTCGCCAAGCCACGTCGTACTCTCCGTCACAATAGACACAGGGTCGTAGTAATAGTGCAGCTCTACCTGATATTGCACATCCGGTGACGGCCCGATAAGGAAGTTTCCGTCAGATGCCGTCTTATCGCCGTCAAACATACCATAATATTTTGGGCGACCCGTTGTCGTAGGAGCGGGGTACGCTTCGCGGATAAAGTTGACGTCCTTGTCGATCATATAGGTGTACTTGCCAGTGGCGTCGATCACCGCAAAAGAGAACACAGCAATGAAGTCATCTGGTCGGGCCACATATTTTGCGCCGGCGAGAACCGTGGTTGTTGCGTTAGCTCGCAGCTCTGGTAGCATCGCCGTCCGATAAATACGGTTCTCGGCCTGCTTCACAAACGTAGGGATGTTTGCCACGAACGAGGTTTCAGAGCTTTCACAATAGTCCTGGATCAGCGTGACGAGTTCTGCGTAAGTCATATCTCAGCTACCTCATGCTGTGACTGCAACGGAACCAACCGAAGCAGTTAAATTGATCGCGGGGTTCCCCACAGGCGCCCATCCCCACAACGCGCGGCTTTCGCTCTGGCTCGCATCAGGGCGAGGATCGGTCAACGACTGATCATCATCAATGCGCACGCGCCCTAAGAAATTCTGTGGGTGGTCTTTATCAAAAACGTCAGGTCCAATACGCAGCCCTGTGCGCGTCCCATTAACGTATTCATACATCAGATCAGATAGAGGCCAGCGTTTTCCTGTTCTGTCGCAGAACCCGAAGGCGTGTTTCCCAGAAGACCTCGCCATTATACGCGACCTACATACGGCACGAACCGCACCGAGTTGCGATCTTCGTCTTCGGAAGCCGCCATGCTGAACTGCTCTTCGTACAGCTCTTTCAGTGGCAAGATGCGAGCCATGGCCTCGGGCTTCTTCATTGCGATGTGGTATGCCAGACCGGACACAAGCGCCGGGATAAACCGCTGGGGAATAGCAGCACTGCCCGCGATACCTTCTTCAAGCCCATCAATCCCCTTAAGACGGTAATACGAGAACGTGTATGTTTCAGCGCTGTCAGGCACCGGCCAGAGCGTTGCGGTGACTTCGGTGGGCAGTCGCTGAACGAACACCTGTGTTGGGCGCCCTGTCATGTTCTTGCTGCTCTGCTTGGCGTAGGTGGAGACGCTGACACGTTCGATGTGGGTGTCGCGCTGCGACGTGCCTGCACCAGTGCGCAGCTGGGTCTCGATCAGATCCACGGTATCCGTCGGCATTGAGTACGTCGCCGTCCCTGCCGTAAGCACCTGCGTGCCAGACTCGATCGTGAAGAGGTTCAACCCGCGGTTCTGCCACTCGATAGTGAGCATGTTGAGACTACGACGGATGGTTTTCAGGTCATAGCCCGAACGCATCTCGAGGCCAGCGCGTTCAAACGCCTCCTCAAACAGCTCCGACAGATCAGGGACAACGACGGCCATTAACGCATCGCCCCTTTAGTCTTGCCACGTTGGCAGACACCATCGCCACGGACCTTGCCGCCCTTGGCCATTTTCGGGACTTTGCCCTGGGCCTTTTTCTTCTTATCGAGAGACCCGTTGGCAATGGCCAACGGTGTTAGGCGCAACATACCCTCTGGTTGGCCGCTCTGGAGCGATTGTACAAGGGACAGCGCCGGGCTTAGCATCGCGAGTCCCCCGCCTTTCATCTTCTTCGTCTTTTTCATGGCTCTATCTCCTTACCATTTGACTTTGTCCGCCCAATACGCGGCGCTCATCTTGCCCTTGGCGATGTTCTTGCCGTGACGGGACTTGAACGAGCTGCGCTTGGACTTCATCTTCTGCGACTCACCGGGCTTGGGCGCGCCTGCGGTCTTGGCACCCTGCTCCCCGAACCGGATCGTCTTGGTCTTGTTGCCTACCTTGGCAACCACCACGTGCGATTTGCGAGGATGGTTCGGCGTCCGTTTCGGCTGGTTGAAGCCTGTGACGCCCATTCGCTTCAGGCGAGGATCAGGCTTATTTGCCATTAGAACAGCCCCTTGCAAGCATCTTCCATCGTGCGCAGGAGGATCGCACCGGAAACAACCGACTGGTCCCCGCCGTCAGCCAGCAGGGCTGCGCGCAGCTCTTCGCGTTCCTCTAGCGTGCCTTGACACAGGACCGCGTCACTTGTTCCGAGACAACCACTTACGAGCAGCGTAAGCGTCATCAGTAAAATCGTTCTTCGCATCACCTTTGGCCTTATCCAATTTGGCTTCCATTTCTTTCTTCTTGCGTGCGTCAGCTTTCAACCGGCGCCCGCGCTGCCAAACTCCGCCACCAATGGCAGCGGCGATGAGCAGGCCAATGAGTTCGAGAAGTCCCATTAGCGGTTACCTCCGTGGAGAATTATGATCAAGAATACCGTCACAAAAAGAGATGACGCGAATACCAGCCAAAACATACCCTTACCCCGTAAACCAGGTGCGCCAGACCTGGATGACCATAGGCCCTGCGATCAGGGTAAATTCTGTGATCGGCTGCTCGTACTCGGCCGGGATGAGGTTCAACAAGACCGCAATACCGACCAGCTGGATCAGCAGGGCGGTGTAGTTGATCTTTGATTTCATAGGAGAGTTCATCGTTTTAGCCCTTTCAGGAAGTTCAATATGAGAGTCCACAAGTCCTTTTTGCGGCCGGCTGCCGGTTTCCCTTGCTGCACCTTAACAGGTTTTGAAACGCCTGCATACCAATTCGGAACCGAGAAACACGGGCACGCCTTGTTGGCCACCTGGTTATGACCCATGATGCCGATCTGCGTCGGGGGCAGCGTCCGAGCCTGCGAGGGGGCGTGCACCGGAACAATGGTGCGCCCCGACAGGCGTTCGATCTCGCGCAATTCTTTCAGCAGTGCAATCTCCTGCTTGGGGGTGTAGTGGTCGCTGAACACATCGTCAGCGTTGCCGTTCTTACCGCCCGCAAGAGCAATGTGGATGCCGTCTTTGTTCCAGCCCTTTGCACCCGCGCCCGTTTCTTCCCAAACATCGCCGTCGCCATCAAGGTCGCGACCAAGACCAACCGCGCCCGTTGGTCCGATAATCTTGGCGTATGCGACCGCGGACCAGCCGCGCTCCACAACGTGCCAACGTGTGACTTCTTTGACAATGGCGCTGATCGACTTGCCCTTGGCCCAAGAAGGCGGGGTGTCCAGCGCGTGGATCATAATGAACTTCTTGTACGTTGGGATCTTATTTGTCATTTCAGCTGCTCCAATTCTTTGCGTAGTGATTGAATCTGTTGCTCAAGCGGGCTGACAACTGGCGGGCCTAGTCGCGGCATTGGCACATCGTCGTTGCTGTCATAGAGCGGGGTCACGGTGTTCCACAGCCGCCACGGGCAGCGATGCACTACGTCAGCGTGGCTATTCTGGAACAACTCTTGCGGCGACATTGCTGCGACTTGGTCGCGCCAAGCAAGCGCCCCTTCGCTCCTGACTTCGGGCGGGCCTGCAAAGAGCCAAACCGTCCTGACTGACAATTCAAATCGTTCGCCAATATACCAGCGCGATTCCACCCAATCGCAATTCCGCAGCTTTTCCGCTGTGCCGTCAAACGTCACGTCGTACTGACTTGGCCCCACACGCGGGTTGCTGATTTGCATGGGCGTCACAACGGGGTCAACGTAGCCCTCAACCAGCGAATAGACAAAAGTGCCGCCGAATAGAAACACCATCAGCGCCGCCGTTAAGAACACCAGATTATCTAGCTTGCGAATTGCTTTCATCACCATCATTCACTCCCCAACATCGCCCTCAACGCTTTAACTACACTTTCGTATCCAAGTGCGATTCCGCCCAAGGTTATCACTATCCACGAAGAACTTGCGCGGATTGAGCCGAACAGCCACGCTCTGCGCGACTCTTGCTCAAGCACCTTGCGGAGTGCTTCCACTTCCTCGTCAGATAAAGGCCTGGTCACGGATTGATCCTTCTTTACATATACTTAACACAGAGTACTGTGTTAAGAATCATCCGTCACTGGATGATGAATAACCCATCGGTGCCCTAAGCATACCAGGCTGTGCAGAAGCCCACATTCGTCAACGTGATGTAAATGTCGGTTTCGCACCGCATGCCATTCTCTGGCAAACCGATGCTACCAGACAAAGTCGCTCCGGCAGGCGTGTCAACCGTGCAAATAACGGTGCCAGAAGCCCCGCCGTCCCGCACTTGGATGGTTCCCGCAGAGGCGCCGCTCACCCACGACAAGGCTTTCAACCTGCCCGGGCCCGCAAATATCGCCCCGGTCTCGGTCAACCGTGTTGATTTCAGATCACTTGGCATGGATCAATCCTTTGATTTCTTCGCTTTTTTAGCGGGCTTTTCGGGCTTTTCTGCCTTTGGCAGCGGCTTGCCGTCGGGGTCAAAGCCCCGACGTTTCAGCTCATCCGCGTCTGGCGCGGTCCATGCTGGGTTACCATACTTCATCTGGTGTCTCCTTATGAGCCGGCAGCGGCGCCGGTGTCGACGCGAATCCAGTCGGAACCATCGGAGAAGACCAGGTTGCCTGTGCCGTTGCCTGTGGTCTCAGAAGCCTTGAGAGCGTCCGAGGCGAACAGAACTGATCCTGTGGAAGAGGCTGCAGCAGGGAGTGTAGCGACTGTGTATGTGCCGGTTGTCACATCGCCAGTAAAACCGTTGGTGGACACGACTGGTCCACTGAACGTTGAAATACCCATGAGAAATCTCCTGTCTTGGGTTAAGTCGGCAATATGCCGTCAGGGTTCGATAGATCTACCATAACACAGTATCAGGAAAAAGGAAGGGGGCATGAAACACGGCAACCACCCCGCTATCATGCCCCCGTAGGACAAAAGGGAGGATATTGTCCTGCCGTGATGTTAACAGAAGTTATTGGACTTTGCCATATTTTCGTCAGCTGGCAGGTGCTGCAAATTCCAAGGCACGTGCAGTCCGCAGATGTTTTTGCCGCGGAGCGGGACGATGTGATCGACGTGATGGTTGAGCGGGCAGCTGATGTATATCTCATTCATCTCAGCCCACTGTTCCCGGGTCAGCCACGGGGGCGTAGCCTTCTTGAGACCGCGTTTGCGGGCCATGTTGGCAGCGCGGACTTTTGCGGGG